ATATATTATATCTAAATATTTTATAAAAAATTAATATTAAATTATAAAATTTCTGAAATGTTTGATGGCAATACATGTATTTCAGTATTATATAATTTTTGTATAAATGTTAATATATTATTTTCTTTCTTTGTAACAAAATTAATAGCTGACCCTTTTCTTCCAAAACGACCACTTCTACCAATTCTATGAATGTATGTTTGAGGATATTTAGGCATATCATAATTTATTACAATTGATACTTGTTGAATATCAATACCTCTTGATAAAATATCTGTAGTAATTAAAATACGTGTTTTACCTGTTCTAAATTCAGTCATTATTTCTTCACGGTCTTTTTGAATCATATCACCATGTAGTAATGATACTGCAAAATTCTTTTCCATTAAATTATATTTTAAATCATCTGCTTTATTTTTTTTATTACAATATACAATTGCTTGTCCAATTGAAACACATTTATATAAATCAATTAAAACATCTACTTTATATTGTTCATCAATATGAATATAATATTGTGTAATTCCATCTAACGTTAATTCATCATCTTTAACTAAAATTGATAAATAATCAGGTTTAAATATATTAACAAATAATGATTCCATTTCTTCTGGAATAGTTGCACTAATAAGTACAACTTGTGATTCAGATGGTATTTTTCTAAATATTGTTTTTACCTGTTTTCTAAATGATGTACTTAAAACATCATCTGCTTCATCAATAATTATCATTTTAATTTTACTATTATTTATAATTTCTTTATTCATTAAATCACTTATTCTTCCAGGTGTTCCAATAATAACTTGTTCTTTAATATTTTCTGATGAATATTTATATTGCATATCACCCCCAATACATAAATTGCAATTTATTTTTGTATAAATTGATAATGCTTTAAAAACTTTATAAGTTTGGTCAGCTAATTCACGCGTATTTGAAATAATTATACACTGTGGTTGCTTTAATTCTTCATCAATTCTTTGCAATAAACCAATTATAAAAGTTGCTGTTTTTCCAGTACCACTATGTGATTGAACAACAATATCTTTACCATCAATAATTGGTTTAATAGCAACTCTTTGAATTTGTGATGGTTTTTCAAATCCATAATTATAAATACCCTTCAAAATTTCATCTTTCAATCCAAGTTCTGGGTCTTCAAAAATATCATAATAAATCAAATTTTTACTACATTCATAATTTTCAAAATACTCACTTTCTTTTTCACTAGACATTTTATATTATAATATTCATTTTTTTATATTAATTTATTTTGTTAAAAAATTTTTTAATAAAATAAATTAATATAAAAATTAATAAAAATTAATATAAAAATTAATAAAAATTAATATAAAAGTAAATTAAAAAATATAATTTTTAACCACAAACATCATATTGATATAATGAACCTGTAAAATTTCCACAAACATTATCTGATATTTTTGGGCATTCTGGCATTGTTTCATATGGATTCATATCATTTACTCTTGGTTCTACAACTGATGGTCGATGATTATCTTTAAAAACAAGACGTGTACTTGTTAAATATTGACCTGGAAAAGTTATATTTTCTTGTGGATTTTTACATAATGGAACAAATCTATTCCAACCAGTGCCTCTTAAATTAGATGAAGGATTACTTAAACGTGTATCTTCTGTAGGAAAAGAACACTTAGGAAAATTTACTAAATTATTATCACCTATTCTATTCCAACTATTTCTTAAAGGATTTTTTGGGTCATTACAACTTTCTACTACACCACTTCCACATGGAGTGCCTTGATTAGTACAATCATTTGGATTACATTTAGGAATATATTGATTAGTTGGACATCTTGAAGAAACTCTATTTAAATTAAATAAATCTGATTCAACATCAACTGGTCCTGAATAAAACCTCCAATCAACATTACTATTTAAAGATACACCTACTTTTTGATTAATAATACGGGGATTATCATTTAAACAATTATTACAATTAATAGGAGTATCATATAAATAATTACCAGGTCCTGTCGTTTCTTGATTATATTTTTTTATTTCACAATTATCATATTTTAGTCTATTAAAACTCATAATATTTAATATAATAATATAAAAGATAATATTTATAAAAAAAAATAAAATACTTTAAAAAATCATTAAAAAAATAAAAAAATTAATTAAAATTAATAATAAAATAAAAAAATAAAAATATTTCTATATATTAATTATATAAAATGAGTTCAAATAGATTAAGTTATGATGCATGTGCTTATCAAAAATCATTACAACAATCAACTAGTCCATTAGATTATATGTTATATAATGGAAAATATGAAAACACTGCAAAATGCCGTATTGAATTTGGTACTGTTGGTGGAAATGGTGTTTCATTATTTAGTGGTAATTTAGTTGACCTTGAAAGTGAATTAAGAGGTCAAACAAGAAGTGCAAGTTTATGTCCAAGTAATATGTATACACCATCAAATCAACCTGTTAAATTATCTCATCAACCATCATGTCAAATGCAATATTATCCAAAAACTCCTACTATTAATTCTAATGTAGGGGCATCATGTAATTATAATAAATAAATATAATGAATAATTAAAAAGGAATAAAATTAAAAACTAAAAATCCAGCATTGTAATTTTTTTGAGGCATTTTTTTATGAATTCCATTTTGAAATGATATTAACATATCACCTTTTTTACCTAAAAAAGTTTTAATATTTTCATTTTTAATATTATTTTTAATAATATGTGTATTTTCTATATAAACTGGTGCACCACAATCTTCATTTATTATATCTGATAAATAAATAGAAACTTTTATACATTTATCAATATTTTCAAAATGAAATGAATTAGGATTAATTACATTACTACAAATTTGTATATTTATCCTAAGCAATTTCCATTTTATTCCCGTAATTTTAAATAATATAGATAAAATAACATCAATATTAAAAATATTTTTTATATTTGGAAATAATTTTTCTGCATTATAAAAATCAATCATACCAACATCAGTACTTCTATTATGACCACCTCTATTATCTATAACTGGTAAATAATAATATTGCATTTTTTTATAATTATCAAGTGATGTATATGTATTATTTATAAAAAAAGTATCTTCAGTTACATCATATCTTCTTGTTAAATGAATATAAATATTATTTTGTTTTATAAATTCATTAATAGATTTATTGAGTTCTTCTATATTTTCTAAAGAATAGACATTATTTAAAAATAAATAACCTTTTTCATTAAAATCATAATTATTAGTTATCATAAAAAATATAATTATTATATTTTTAAGTATATATTTAAAGAAATTATTTATTTAATCCACACGATTTTATATAATCAGCATTTCTTATAACAGCTCGTGAACTCATACCACCTCTTACCCAAAAAGTTGGAATAATATGGTCAACATTTTGCACATTTTCTGCAATTGATGGAACAAGTGGAATAAAATTATTTGCTGAATAACAAGATGTTGAGTTTGCTGATTTACTAGTACGAGTTTCTTCACCAAGTTTTAATCGTGTTGATAAATCTGTATTTTTTAATTCAGATTGTCCAATAGTCATCAAAGGTGCACCTGGAAATAAACGTGTATCTAATTCACGTTTTGATAATTCATTTTGAAGTGCACCATTTCTTAATAATGTTGAATCATTAATATTTTCACCATTTAAGTCATAATTTGTATTTTGCAAAATACCTAAAGTTTTTGTTGAATCAATATAAGAATCTCTAGTGTTATTATTTGATATTACTGATGGTAAAAAGCTATAATTAAACATTGTTTCATTACTTTTATCTTGATATGTATAAACACATTGGTCACTTTTAATATTTGTATTTTGATTTATAATAAAATTAGTACTCATTAAATTAATAAAAGAAAAAAACTTTTAAGATTAATATTTATTTTATATAAAATATAAAATAAATTAAATATAACAAAAAACAAAAACAAAATAATTTTAATATTTAACATCATTAACAGTATATGGATTAGTTTGGTCAATATATGGAACGGGGTCCATTTCAGGACTACAATAAATAGATGATTCTTTACAAGTTGGACCAACGCCATAACACCATTTTGCAAAACTTGTTTGATTATTTGGTATAGTTGTACTTGGCATTGTATAAAATTCCCGTTGGCTATTATTTTTACCATATAAATCACCAACATCTCTGTAAAGATTATAATTAAATTTATTTTCAATTTCTTTTTGAATTTTATCATTATTCCAAGATGGCAATGGTGCTTCTTTATCTTTACTATCTGTAATTAAATTTATATTCATAAATGGATTTTCAACACTTGGTTTTATAGTATTCATTTTATCTTCATAAATATTTTTTTCAATATTATTACTATTACTATTTTCTAATGAATTAAAATATAATTCAATATTATCTTTTTGATTATAAAATATAAAACATGTAAATAATCCAACAATAATCATTATATATAAGTATAAATAATTACTTGTAAATAAATATAATAATATACTCAAATAAATTGACAATCTAAAAATAGCATTTAGTTTTTCTATTAATGTCATTTGTATTGTAGGAAAAAAATCAGTTAATCTTTCTTTAGCAAATAATATTTTATAGTCTTTTATCCAAAAAGGGTCATTTTCACTTTTTATATCTTCATCTTTAATATTTAGATTAATATCTTCCATTACTATTATATATATTATATAAAAAAAAAAATTTATTTACCCATTTTTGAAAATATATTTGATAATTCACTCATATCAATGTTTCCATTATTTCCCGATAGCAATGACATAGGGTCAAATCCAGACATATTCTTAAATTGACCCATCAAATTTTGCGCTTCTCCAATCAACTCATTTTCATTTAATGAATTATCCTTAAATGCACCTTCTACCTCACTTACAACAAACTTCAATAAATTTTGAATTCCTCCGTTTTCTTCAGATGATGAATCAGTTAAAGAACTTAATAATTTAGATGGGTCATTTAATGCAGGAAAATCATCAATATTAATCTTTTCACTAATATTTTTTGCTAATTGTGCAATTTTAGTAGTCTCAAGACCCTTCAAAAAATCTGAATTTAATCCACCACCTGATGACTTACCCTTTTTCTTATTCTTACTTTTTGATTTCTTCATTTCTTCAATTGAATCATCATCCTCAATAATTTGTGTCTCATCAATTACATCTAACTTTGAATCCATAATATTATTAATATTATCAATTACCATTATCATCTTACTAAAATTCTTATTTTCATCAAAATTATCTTTTACATATTCAATAAAATCATCATTAAAAACTATAATATTATACTCATTTTTAAATGTTAATAATTCAACCATTTCAATAATATCTTTAAAAATTTTCGATAAACTAGTTGATTCAGATTCAGTTAATATTTTCTTTAATAAAGTTCTATTACCAATCTTTGGTAATTTATTTTTATAAGATTTACCATTTTTTTTTGTTATTTTTTCCTTTTGATAAATAAAATAATCGGAATTATTATCTACTATTTGCTCAAAACAAAAAAGAAAATTATTTATAATAGTGTCAATAACTTGATGTTTATTTTCTAATAACTTTTCTTTTGCAAATTTAATATCATGTTCTAATGGACCACATAAATGGTCATGATACTTAAATTTTTCTAATAATTCACTTAAAAAAAATAAATACTTTTCATTAACTATTGGTATTATTTCATCAAAAGATAATATTTTAACAGATTCAGTTTTTTCTAAGTTATTAGTATCAGTTGTTTCTAAGCTCATTATATTATATATTTAATATATTAATATTATTTTAAATACGCAATCTTCAATAGATTTTTTTAATTATAAAAATATAATTAATTTTATTATAT